ACTTACGTCAGCGGAGCGGTCGAAACTCTCCGGCATCGAGGCGTTGGCTGATGTGACCGACAGCACCAACGTGGCGGCAGCTTTGGTCACTCTCGGATACGACGCCGACCTTGCCACGATGTCTCTACCTGCAAGCACAACTATTAGTGCATTCGGCGCTACTCTAGTTGACGACGCGGACGCCGCAACAGCGCGAACAACCCTTGGTCTGGCTATTGGAACTGACGTTCAGGCGTATGACGCTGACACCATGAAGACCGATGTCGCTCAGACAATGACCGCGCAGCTTACTGTCAAAGAGACAGCCGAAACAGTTTACACTCTAACTGGAACTGACGTTGATCCCGCGAATGGCACGATCCAAAAGAAGACGGAGACAGGTTCTGCAACTCTCACGGGGAACAACTTCGCCGCTGGACAGAGCGTCACATTGATCCTGACGGCTCCGACGGCGGTTACCTTTACAGGTTTCAACTGGATTACATCAGACGGCAGTGGGCCTACGCTTGGCTCAAACAACGACACATTTGTTCTCTACTACGACGGAACAACGAAGTTCGTTACATATGTGGGGAACGACGGGTGATCCTTGCTGAGAAATTAAAATCGGCAGTCTTGGCTACGCAAGCTGGCGCTCCAAGCGTCATCCAGTACGCTGTTGGAAGCAGAGCAACCAACCCGAGTGTGACAACAATGAGCGGCTTGACGAACGGTAATCTGCTCGTACTGACTGGGGCGATGAGCGGCACTGCCAGTTGGGACAATCTCAACTTGGCCAGCCAAGGCCTCACGCAGCAGAACTCCTTTACAACAGAAACCCACCCAGGGGTGTTCGTGGCAACTCGCGTAATCGACGGAACCGAGGCAGCGTCCTACTCTGTCACTGAAGCCGCCACTTCGGTGCTCGCCCTCATGGAAATCAGCGGCACGTTTGATGTTTGCGGAGACTCTAGCCGGAATGGCTCCGACCTCACATTCGACATTAGCGGCATTACAGTCACCAACAACAACAGCTTGCTCTTTGCGATTGGCGCGGTTTCACATGATTACGCGCTGACAATGCCAAGCGGCATGACCGAAGTATTCAACAACTCTGGCAGTGGCGATCCGGGGCTGGCAGTTGCATACGAGTCCGTAAATTCAGGCGCGACCGGAACAAGACAAATTAGCAGACCTGGCACTACCGCTGGTATTGGCGGCGTGATGTTCGCGGTTTATTGAGGAGAGTGACATGGAATATGTAAAAATTACAAACGGAACTCCTAAGACTTATTCAATCGGGCAACTTCGCAAGGACAACCCCGAAACAGCTTTCGCCAAAGATATTTCCGATCAGGCGCTGGCTGAATGGGGCGTGCGCCCTTGCGCGGTACCCGCCTATCCTGACTGCGACCCACTTGTAGAAAGGGTGGTGGACGATGGGTTCGAACAGGACGCACATGGCAACTGGTCGAGGAAGTACGCGGTTGTCCAGCGGTCTCAATCCGAGGCCGAGTCCAATGTGCGGGATCGTCGTAATGTTTTATTGAGCGCTGCCGACTTCACTCAGCTTGCAGACAGTCAAGTGGACAAGGCTATGTGGGCAGCTTATCGTCAAGCCCTTAGAGACATTCCGGCGCAAGTTGGCTTTCCGTTCTCAGTGACTTGGCCTACAGAACCGGAGTAACCATCAATGCACTTGCTTGTGAAATATTGATATGAAGGGCGGCTGCGATGGACCAAAAAGTGTTAGCTGGCATGTTCGCCGCAGTTGTTATGGCTGTCCTTTCATGGATGGCCAACACTACGATGGAGCTAAAGATGGCTGTGCAGAGGCTAGAGATCATCCTTCTGGACGACGCATTGACTAAGTGAGAATGATTATGGAACTGCTCGTAAAATTCTGGCCTGTACTCGCTGGTTTTTTGACCCTGATCGTCTGGCTGATTAGGCTGGAGTCTCGCGCAATGGACAACACTAGGGAGATCAAGCGCCTCTGGAATCAACGCCGCGAGGATTTAGAGGCGTCAAATCGGTCCCGCGAAGACCTAAATAAAATGCTGGCCGAAATCCGAGACGACATCAAGGCGCTGATTGCAAAGGTCGGGAAATGAAACCAAATATAGAGACAATCAATCTTATCAAGACGTTTGAGGGGCTAAGGCTTGAAGCTTATTTAGACCCCGTTGGCATTGTCACTATCGGTTACGGCTATACCAATGACGCTGGGTTTGGACCCGGAGTAAAGCTCGGCGATAAGTGGAGCAAAAGGCTGGCGGAAGAAATGCTGGCTCTGGGGCTTGAGAAGTTTGGCCAAACTATCCTGCCGATGATGACCCGCGCACCGACGCAGAGCCAGTTCGGAGCCATGCTCTCGCTAGTTTGGAACATTGGCGTCGGCTCGTTTTCACGATCCACATGCCTCAAGCGATTCAACGCCGGGGATATTGAGGGCGCAGCCGAGGCGTTGCAGTGGTTCAACAAAGCTGGCGGGAAGGTTCTGAGGGGGCTTGTACGCCGCCGTGAGGCAGAGGCAAAGCTGATGCTGTCTGACATTGACGACAGACCCATAGAGCTAGTCACAGCGCGTCCTGACGCCGAGAAGACGGCATCCAAGTCTACCACCATCCAAGCCACCGTGGCGACTGGCGTTGCCGGGGCGACTGGTGTGGGGACTGCTATCGGTTCTCTGGATGGTGACGCTCAGATGGTCGTAGTAATCGCCGCTTGTATTGCGGCGATTGGATTGGTTTGGATATTCAGGGAGCGCCTAAAGAAGCTGGGTGGTGGCGTATGATCGGCCTTTTCTTCGGCAAGGCGAAACTGTATCTGGCAGTGGCTACCGCTGTAATTCTTGCTATTGGCGCAGCGTTTCTAAAGGGCTGGACAGCGCGAGGACACCAGGAAAAAATGCGGGATCAGGAGGACTATATTGATGCCCGGAAACGAATGGATGCTGTGGATCACATTGACGATCCTGACGATGCTATTAAGTGGCTGCGTGAACGTGGGAAGCGGTGAGGCAATCTGCGATGGCACAGAGGCCTTACGAAGGGTCCACGCACAGGCTCTTGTTGAGGATGGAGGCGATCAGTCTGTCGTAAGTGGGCAGGCGCTGATTGCCACGCTCGACGCTGGATGCGGAATTGGATGACTCCCCGGCAGAAAGAGGCGCTGGAGCTATTCAGGAGGCTAGGCAGTAGGACGGGGGTGGCTAATGCCCTTGGCGTAGACAGACGCGCAGCATCTCGGTTAATTTCAAGAGCGCTAGAATCCGAAGGGGTGGAGGCAGAGGCTGATCCGGCAGTTGTCAAGGCGATGGCCGATGCTGGAATGCGCGACATCAGCATCTTGCATTCTGGCTGGGTAAAAACTGAGGGGGCCAGCCTATATTTCCAGCAACCAAAGTTCGAGCAGCAACCAGAGGATATAGCACAGCGCGTCAGGGAGGCGCTGGAGGACATTGAGCCGATCCCCGCAATTTCGTTGCCGGAAAACACACTGAGCGACCTGCTGACGCTTTATCCACTCCCAGATGCACACATCGGTCAACTATCGTGGAGGCCTGAGACTGGCGAAGATTACGACCTCGAAATCGCGAGTGAGCGCATCCGGCGGGGGATTGCCGAATGCCTGCTGGCCAGCCCTGTGTCGGAGCATGCCGTAGCCATTGCAATGGGTGACTGGTTGCATATTGACAACCAGACCAACCAAACGCCAGCCAGCAAGCATCAACTCGACGCCGCTGGACGTTTTGAAAAGGTGCTTGATGTCGGGATCGGGGTGCTTGCTGCAACAGCAGAAGCCCTTTTACAAAAACACAAAACAGTGACGCTGGTGGTGCAGCGAGGCAACCACGACATGACCGCCTATCTGGCCGTCCTTTATGCACTGGCAGAGCGTTACCGGAACGAGCCGCGCATTGAAGTTCAGCGCCGACCGGGTGAATTTTTCGTGATGGAATGGGGCAAGTGCTTGCTGGCATCATGCCACGGCGATAGGGCAAAGGCTGACCGTCTGGTGATGTTCGTGGCGGACAAATACCCTGAGATTTGGGGACGGACTAAGTTCCGATATCTATTTAGCGGCCATCTGCATCACCACAGGTCACAGGACATAGGTGGCGTACATTGGGAGCAGCTCCGGGCAATTACCGCTCCCGACGCATATGCTGCATCTCACGCATACAGTGCGAGGGCAGAAATGCAAGCCATTACATATGACAAGCTGCGCGGTGAGGTATCGCGCATTCGCGTGGCTTTGTAATTATCTAAAACTGTGATATGAT